CCGCCAAAGTCCACGACAATGTCGCCATTCTCGAGCTCAGTCTCCGTGGAGCCTGCAATATCCTCCATGGTAATGTCCATGACGTCCGACAGTTCGTCGTCCTGCATCAGGATATTGCTCGGTTCCAGTGGTTTAGCGACGGCCATGATGTTACCCCATTGCATACATCCGTACCTACTATAGCAGATACAGGGTCAAAATAGAAAGAGTGAAGTACAGAGCGCTTGTTTCGCAGAATCTAACACAAATCTCCGGACTTTAGTAGTAGGCAGCGCGGCGGGACATCATGGCAAGGGCATCGTCCTCATCTTTGTAATCTGACGGCAGTTTGATGAAGCCGCCCTGCCGGAATCTCATCAGTGCCATGACCGTGCTGTCGACGAGGTCATCATGTGAGGCGAACGGAAACCCTGCGATCTCCTCGATGACTTCTTCGGCCCACCGTGTCTCCGGCGCCCAGACCAGCCCGGACGAAATTATGTCCGCCACGGAGTTCAACCGGGCCATCTTGTCCCCGGTACCGCGGTGCGGCGTGTACTCCTGCACGGGGAGCCCCATCCGGCGCATTTCTTGGTAAAGTGCCACCCCGGAGCTCTTTTTCTCGACGATAAACGAGTCGGGTTCCCAGATTTTGTACTGCTCGAGAGCCATTTGCTTCAGTTCCGGGAACTCATACCGGTCTTTTATGGCCTCTAGGAGGATAATGTTGTGGTTACTCACCTCCTCATTGTAAAACACGCCCCACACGGTCAAGGCCGTGAAGTCATTCCGGGTCTTTGTCTCCGCCGCAGAGTCGAGGGACATGATAATGTAGTCGCATTCTGGCGGTTTCTCGTCTTCCCACCGCATCCACCACTCTCGTTTGACGATCGCAGCCTCTTCAGCCGTGGGCTGCTGCTGATACTGGGAGTTCCACTGGAACACAGGCATCGAAGCCTTGGTGCGCAGCAGCGCCGCCATATCAAAGAACTCAGGCCAGAGCGGTTTCTGCACGATGCGGGTCACTTCTTCCCCGTCCTCGTCCGTCTCGGTCACTTCGACGTCGAGAATCGCGGGGAACTCGATGATGTTGTACTGGTCCGCGCCTTCGTTCTTGATCATATCCCGGGTTACACGCCCCGTTAGGTCGTCGAGGTGCCATCTTGTTTGAACGATTGCTATGCGCCCGCCGGGCATCAGACGTGTCCGGGCACCGAATGTGAACCACTCGTAGGCTTTCTGGAACACTTCGAAGTTGCCGTTGATCACATCTTGCTCTGAGTGTGGGTCATCCACGAGGAGCAGGTCCGCACCGCGGCCTGCGATGGACGAACCGATACCGCAGGCGAAGTACTCACCGCCAAAGTTTGTGTTCCACCGGCCCGCCGACTTGCTGTCTGTAGCCAGTGAGACGTGTGGAAACAGCGCCCGGTAGGCATCTTCTGCAAGGAGGTTTCGGACCTTACGTCCGAAGTCCACGGCCAAGTCTGTGGTGTGCGACACCATCATAACCTTCTTGTCCGGGTTCCGCCCGAGGAACCACGCGGGGAAGTAGATTGACACGAGCTGGCTTTTCCCGTGCCGGGGCGGGATATTTACGCAGATTCGGTCTTCCCCATCGGGGGCCAGTGGGCCTCGCTCGATGGCCATTAGCTGGTCCGCCAAGATTCTGTGGTGCCGGCCAACCATATAGTTGGGGTCCATGTACTTGCAAAACTCGATCAGGTCATCCCGGGCAGAATCCAACCGCTTGCGGCGCTCCAACTCCTCGAGCTGCACGGTAATGGCGACGACCTCCGCCTCTGAGAGGCGGTCCAGATTCTGCAGGAGGAGGTGCAGTTCTTCTTCGCTGAAGCCGAGGTCGAGGGAGGTGTCAGCCATTCCGCAGCCCATCATAGTATTCGTGGTGCAACGCAGATACGGCAAAGCCAAGGGCTATACTTTTTCCAACATGGTCGTCGGCGGCCCATCCGGTACCGACACAATGATCAGGTAGCGGGTATGCGTAAGCCATCGCGCTGATCTCCCCCGTTTTTACCCGCTCAAGCAAACCCTCTAAGATCGAGATAAGCTCCTCATTAGGTAGGGCGGGTGGCTCCCCCGGGCCCGCAGGGTTAACAGGTCCGCCATATAGCGATACAACTTTACTCATCTTCGTCATCCCATGCAGAATCTAAGGTTTCCGCTGTAAGCAGCGGGCGAGCGTCTACGACCTCCGCATCGTCGATGGGGTTCACCAACTTGCTGAGCTTGGCCCGGAGGGCATCGCGGAGGTCCGCACTGGTCTTGTTGATAACAGTGATCTCGCTCTTTTCAGCGAAGAGCCCCACGTCGCTGATCTTGCCGAGCAGCTCTAGGGCCTTGATCCTGATCCTCGGATCGGGATTATCTGATTCCTCGATCAGCCTGTTGGTCACAAAGTTACGCACCTGTTCGGCGCTCTCTATGATGTTATGGCTGAACTTCTTCAGTTGTTGGTCAATAGCTCGTAATGCGGCAGGGGTCATTTGTCCTATCCGTTTGTCCGTCAGCGAACGTGAGGCCTCGTCCGGGTTTTTTGCAAAGGCAAGGGTGACCTTACCTGCAGCCTCGATATCAGCGTCAGTGTAAGAAATCTCCAGCCCGTGCTGGGCTAAGAGATCAATCGTCTTTGATGCACCAGCCGCCATCTTGTCAACGTCTAGTGGAAATTGCGCCTTAGTAGGTGGTGGCGGGCCGAAGGTCGGAGTGAGGTATATGGTCATATGCTGCAGTGTACCGCAATATACCCCCCCATAGGAAGAACGTTTTGCAAGGGGGGCCTTTCCTATGCAGAGGGGGGTGGGGTGCACGGGATAGAGTTTTTGGAGGTAGGGGGGGTCTTGTTCGTTTGCCGGCAGGGCTCTATAGAGGCCGAGTATCTGTAGCTCAATGGTTAGAGCTGGGCGCTCATAACGCTTAGGTTAGGGGTTCGAATCCCTTCAGATACACCAACCCCCAAAAAAGTATAGTACCATGTAGGAAACGTGATGTTCTAGTAATGTTCTAGGTTGGCTGTGTTCTGGTATTGTTCCAAATGTGATTTATTTGCGCGGATTAGTATGTATAAGCGGCGCAGCCCGATCGGTTTTTTGGGGGGTAGGCCCCTAGGTGGGGTCAGCCAAACCGCGATTTTGGCCCCAAAAATAAGGAAAATCGAGTTAGATTTGATCTAACTACCACGTCACCCGCTTGCATTGAATGCCAAACAATGGCAAAACATATTCACCGAAGGCAAGCAATAAGACCGTCGGCATCACAAGGAAAACAAGCAATGTCTAAAGCAATGAACACCACCGCCCTGCAAAACCTGAACCCCTTGACCATCGCAATCGACGCGGGCCTTGCGCCATTGGCCGAGGCCTTTGCGGAAACCACAGCCGCGATCTATGAACTGCGCGCCGCCACCGTTTCGCTGCGCGATAAGGCGGAACAAGCCGGCTTCACCTTGGCCCACCTTGGCGACCCGCGCCGCCTGAAAGACGCCACACCCGAGCATCGGTTTAACTATGCGTTGAGCCGTCGCATGGCAGCAGAACGCCGCGCCTTTGAACTCAGCGTGACCTTGGCCGCGTTCGAGCCGATCTATAACGAGGCGGTCGAGGGGAAAACGCCGATCACCATTGGCGACCAGACCCGCAGCAAGAAAGCTTGGCAACAGCGGATCAGCGACGTCTGGAAAGATGTTAAAGCTGCATGGATTGCGAGCATTCGCAAAGAGGCGGAAGACCTAGAAGGGATTGCGCGCGCCGCCAAAGCAGAACTGGAGGATCTGAAAGCAGCGGCAGAAAAGACCGCGTTGGTTATTGAGGCGCAAGAGGCGCAGGAACAAGAGGTTCAGAAACAACTGGCCCTTGCCGTCGCAGAGGCGGAAGCAGCAGCGACCGCCAAAGACAAGGCCAAGGCCAAAGCAAAGCTGGCAATGGTCGAGGAAAAACTAGAGGCGCAACGCGCCCTAGTCGCCGAGGCGGAAGCAGCAGACCAAGCAGCCTTGCTGGCCTGTGCGATCCAAGCGGAGGCGCTGGACGAGATCCGCCTAGACGTCAAGGAAAAGTTGGCCCTCTTGCCAGCACCACGCGGCGCGCAAGAACGCAAGAACGCCGTGGACGTCTTCGCCCAGAAACTGGACGCCCTGATCAAGACCGCCAGCGAGGCGGAGGACTTGGGCGACGCGGATCTGGCCGACGTGCTGCATCACTTGAAGTTTGCCCGCAAACTTCTGAACCAGCCCGCGCACTAAGAAACCGAGGCGCCCAGCAATGGGCGCCCACCAACTCAAACAAGGAACAAAGAAAATGAAAACCATTCAGAACCGCGCGGCCCGCCGCGACACCGCCGCCATGATCTGGACCATGACTTGCGAGGTGATCAGCCTAGCCGCCTTAATCGCCCTAGGCCTGATGGCTTACATCGGCACCCCATGAACGACCCGCCCCGCAGCCGAAAGGTTGCGGGGTTTTTTTATGCCCGCGCGCAGGCCGCGCCGCCGCCCCCTTTTCTTTTTTCTCGGCTTCCGCCTCGCCAGTTACTTCAGGCGGTGGTGTGTGTCGATGCTGCACCGCAGCGCATTCGGCTGGACCTGCACCAGTTACTTCAGGCGGTGGTGTGCTTGAGGGTAGTTAGCTGCCGTCTAACTGCACAAACGAAAACGCCACCAGTTACTTCAGGCGGCGGTGTGCTTGGGGCGGCGCGGCGGCGCTAGGCCCCACCAGTTACTTCAGGCTGCGGTGGGCGGCGGACAGTTAGACGAAATCTAACTACATAGGTTTAGGTCAAATCTCTCGCGGCCCCCGCAAACCATGTTTGCCGAAATTGAGGGGGATTTGCGCCAAACCCCCATTCCTACACAAAACGTTATTTGTGTAGTATGTCCACCATCTCCGCGCTACACAAATAACGATTCAT